ACGCCGAGGCCAGGGCCGTGGAGTTGTCTGTGGGCAGCGCCGTGCCGGACGGCGCGGAGAAGAAGTAGCCGCCCGCCACGCCTTTGGTGGTGCTGGCGGCTGCAGGGTTGTTAGCCATGTTGGCCTCCTAATTCAGACGCCGCCCATGGAGCGGCGCAGGCTGTCGTGCTTTCTGTTGGAGTAGCGGGCGGCCTTGTTGCCCGTGGCGACCCAGCCGTGCGCGGAGACGGGGCCGATGTCGACCCCGCTCACGTACCTGGCGCGCCCGCTGACGGACAGCGCCTCGCATCGGTAGGCCGCGCGCGCCGCGTAGTAGGCCATGAGCGCCTGGACGCCCGCCGACTTCATGACGGCGCGGCATCCCTCGCGGTTGACCTTCACCTTCACTGACGCGGGCATGGCGACGCCTCCAGGCGGCCGTAGGACGGGGCCGCGAAGCCCGCGTACCCGCCCAGGCCGAGCATCTGGTACTCCCTGGCCTTGATGTAGAGGTCGCCGACGGGGTTGCCCCACGTCCACGTCTGGGAGTACTGCGAGATGGACTGGAGCGTCTGCGGCGTCGGGCCGAACTCGTCGGCCGTGTGCGACGCCAGAGCGCGCTCCACCATCTGGGACACAACGACGCGCGCTGCGTCCAGGTCGGCGGGGTCGCCCTTGCAGGCCGCCCGCACCATCAGCGACGCGCGGGCGATGAGCTTCTGCGCGACGGACTCGTCGAGCACGTCGCAGGCGAGGTCGTCCACTGTCGCGTACGGTTCGGCCATGTCCGCCTCCTATTCCGCCGTTTTCTTCGGCGCCCGCTTGCGCGGGACCTTCGGCTTCTCTGCCGCCTCGGGCTCGGGCTTGCGGATATGCCCGCGGGCGGCGTACTCGGCCGCGCGCCCGTCGGGCACGGTCATCTCCGCGCCCGTCACCCTGTGGATGAACACGGCCATGGCTATGCCGTCAGTTTGACGAAGCAGTTGGCGTCGGCCACGAAGCCGACCTCGATCTCGGCGCGGATGGCCACCATGTTCTGCTGCCAGAGGTTGATGGTGCTCGCGCCGCTGGTCAGGGTCGCCTGGTCGGAGATGTCTACGCGGACGCCCTCGACGGTGCCGAAGATGGCCTGGGTCCAGTCGCCCGCGAAGCCGAGCTGTGCGGGGGTGCCGGCCTTGTACGCGGCCTTGGCGTAATGGACGGGAGCGCCCAGGATGGTCTGGATGGTGCCGTTTGCCACGGTGTCGATGAACAGCGGGCGGTCGGCGCCGTCGGTGGCTCCGAGAAGGGCGGTCTTGCCCTGCGGGGACATGACGATGCCGTTCATGATGCCGCCGGCGTCGGCGATGTCGCCGTCCGCGGCCACGAGGGCGGCGTACACGTCGGTGCCGAAGGCCACGGCGGTGGCGCCGCCGAGCACGTCGAAGTTGCTGCCGGGAGCGGAGGTGCCGAACACGGTGGCGTCGAATTTGGCGGCCAGGGCGTAAGGCAGGCGGCGGCGCAGCTCGGCGTAGAGGGCGGGCAGGTCGCGGGTCAGCTCGTAGGACACGGTCTCGATGACGGCCAGCTTGTAGGGCTGCAGGGTCTTCATCTGGTAGGCGGAGTTGGACACGGGCTTCGCGTTGGTCTCGCTGACCCATGCGGCCTCGGGCTCGCTGGTGATCACGGGGATCGCCAGGCCGTTGCCGGGCAGCTGGATGCGGCGCGCCAGCGACATGACGGCGGATTCCTCGAGGGTCTTGGCCCAGATTTCATCGGCGATCTGGGCGGGCAGGTTGGTGCGTTGGATATCGGCCATTTCTGGCTCCTTTCGGTCTTATCAGCGGTCGCTGATGGTGGTGTTCGCCTTGAACCACTCGGCGAACTCGTCGCCTGTGTCCTTGGCGGGCTTTCGCGGCGTCTTCTCGCCGCCGTCTCGGAGTGTGGGGTACTTGGATTCGGCCTTGGCGCGCTGGGCCAGCCACTCGGCGTTCTCGGACACGTCGCCGCCCATGCGGGCGAGCACCTCCGCGTCCACGCCTTTCTCGGCCGCGATCCTCGCGACGTCCTGGGCGCGCTGCGCGTCCTCGCGCATGCGCGTCAGCTCGGCCTCGGCCCTCTCGGCCCTCTCGACCGCCTTCTGCAGCTCGCTCTTGGAGGCCTCCTGCGCGGCGTCGTACGCCCGCGCCTTCTCGGCCAGCTCGCCGTAGTCGGCGTACTTCGCGCGCTCGCGCTTCAGGCGGTCGCCCACGATGGCGTCCAGCTCCTGCTGCGTGAAGGTGCGCGCGTTCTCCGCAGGTGCGCCCTGCGTGGCGTTCTCGTCCACCGTTGCGGTGTTCTCGGGCATGACTCGCCCCTTTCCCGGCCTCTGGCCGTCGTCTGTCGCCGCGCGAAGCCCGCGCGTGGGCATTAAAAAAGCGCCCTATGGCGCTTGATTAATCGTTACTTGTGACGCTGTATGTACTTGCGTAGCTGCGCGTCGGTGTTGCCGTCCACCAGCAGGTCGAAGCGTTCCGCCGCCTGCTCCCTCGACAGCCCCATGTCGCCGCCGCGCTCCACGTAGATGGCGCGGGCCTGCTGGACGAGCTGCTCGCGCTCGGTCGTGGCCGCTGGTGCTGGCCGCGAGGCGCTCCCTCGCTGCAGCACGTCCTTGCGCGGCACGTACATGTTCGAGCCGCGGCCCATCTCGGCGTTGCTCTGCGTCTTGCGCACCGCTCCCTCGGGCAGCTGCGACACCGCCTTGGGGTGCTCGCCCAGCACGCGCTTCTTCTCGGCCTCGGCCTCCTCCTTGGTCATGCGGCCGTCCAGCACCGCGCGGTCTATCCGCTCGAACTCGCGCCAGACGGCGTACTGCTCGGAGGCGTCCATGCCCTCGATGGTCGTGGAGCCGTGGACGCCCGCCACGATCAGGCAGTTGCAGCCGCGGTGGTCGGCGTGGCCCGCGCTCTCCATGGAGCGGTAGGCGAAGCCGCGCGACGCCAGCATCATGCAGTAGGTGCACGTCTCAGCGCCCGTGGGGACGCGGGCGTAGGCCACGTCCCCAGGCTGCAGCGCGTCGCCGCGCGAGCGCCTGCGGGCGTAGTTGGACGGCTTGCGGGTGTCGGCCCTTTCCGCGGTCGGCACGGCCATGCCGCGGCCCGGGGCGTCCATGACCCAGCGGTTGTCGCGCTGCGCGTTCTGCATCGTCGTGCGGTTCGCGGTGCCGCGCACGTAGTAGCCCGTCATCTCGTCGATGGCGTCCAGGAATCCCCCCACGTCGCCCGCCAGCAGCTTCTCCAGCTGGTAGCGAACGGCCTTCTCGACCTCGGCGCGGAAGTCGCCATCCCACAGCTCCGCCCTCGGCAGGTCCAGCCCCTCCGAGAGCATCGTGAGGTCGTAGAGGTCGCACGCGTAGGCCGCGGCGGCCGCCCCGTACTCCCGCACGCACTGGTCCACCGCGGCGATCGCGAAGTCGCGCACCTCCTGCGGCGTTGCGTCGGGGTGCGACGAGATGTAGGCGCGCACGCGGCGCGTCGCCTCGGCCGACGCCTGGCGCGCCGCCCGCTGCATGAGCGCGGCGAACGTCTGCACCTCCTGGGCGGATATGGCGGCCATGCTACGCCTCAAGCAGCGCGTTGAATGCGGCCGTGGCGCGCTGGCGAGCCGTCTCGGACATGATGCGCGCGATGGTCGGCTTGTCGAAGCCCAGCATCTCGTAGAACACCTGGGTGCCCGCGAACGACTGGTCGGCGCTCGCTATCTTGACCGCGGCGTCCGCGGTGGACGCGAGCGACGGCATGGCGGGGTTGAGGAAGTGCGGCATCACGTCGCGCTCCTCGTCCGTCAGGTCGTCCATGCTCTTGTTGCCCGCGATGGCCAGCGCCATGAGGGCCACCTTGCGCATGGCCTCGCCGTTGCCGGCGTTGAGGTCCTGCGCCCGGATGATGAGCTTCTCGTTGGCAGCCGCGATGGCCTCGTAGCTCGTCGGGTTGGCGTCGTTGACCACGCCAGTGTCGGTCACGGACAGCGACGACACAGCCGCGAACTGGGTGGACAGCATGCGCAGCATGTCGGCGTGCGGCTGCAGCGTGCCCTGCGCGAGCTGGCCGAACGTGGGCGTCTCGCCCGTCTGGCCGTCGCGCGTGCCGAGCATCAGCGAGCCGACGTACGCCTGGAACTTCTGGTTTATCAGCGCGTCGTACTGCTCGTCTGTGATGCCCAGCAGGTACTTCTGCGGAGTGGTGTCGAACTCGAGCGCGAGCGACGCGTTGGTCATGGTGCGGATGTAGCCCTGGGTCAGGCCCTGCACCGCGCGGGATACGCGGGAGCGGCCCAACGGGCGGCTGCACGTGTCGGGGTCGTTCGCCATCGCCACCATGAGCGGGCGGCCCATGGAGTGCGGCGTGCGGCGCGACACCTCCCATTCCTTCGCTTCGGCGTCGCGCTCCAGCTCGACCACCGCGTCGTCGGTGTAGAGGTACACCAGGCTCGGGCGGTCGTGGCCGTGGCAGTCGCGGTCGTAGTCGATGATGGCGAAGCCGCACGAGATGTCCATCCGCAGGCCGTCCCACAGGGCGGCGGCGCTCTCGGCGGAATGGAAGCGGACGCGCACGCCAGACGGCCCGCCAGCCGACAGCGTGGAGAACACCACGCCGTCCACCAGCTCGTCGCCGCATGCGCGGCCGTACTGGGGCAGCAGCTCGTTGTCGCGCACGATGGCGTCCAGGGCGGCGACGCTTGCACCGCTGGCGCTCACGAAGCCGTCGAAGCGGCTGCGGTCCTTTAATGCAGTGACGGCCTTCTCTGGCCAGCAGCACGGCATCTCGAAGTTGCGCAGGCTCGAGGGCAGCGCGATGCCGAGGTTGCACTCGCCGACGGTCACGTGCTGCATGTAGTAGCGGCGCTTGCGGCGGTTGCTCCCGTCCACGTCGCGGAACAGCTCAACCAGCTCGCCCATCTGGGCGCGCTCGCGCTCCGTGAGCCCGCGGGCGTCCGCGATGCCGCCGAGGTCCTTGTAGATCATCCTATCCTCATCTTTCGCTTGGGGTCGCGCTTGCACGTTTCCAAGCCCCACAGGGCGAGAGAGCACGCCTCTATGGGGCTTGGAAACGTGCAAG